GTCATATTATTCTTTATATGCCTTGGTAACGATCTATTTACTATTTGCATTAAAGCTGCCAAAGAAGTTTCACTTGCTTCAGTTTTTGGATCATATCTTCCAGTCTTTTTAGCTTTTTTACTTGGAGCTTTTTGCTTACTTATAATAGCAGCTTGTGTTAATTTTGCAAATGATTCTTTAAACTCTGCAGTAGTCTGCTTTTTAGTACCTTTTTTATTCATTAAAGCCTTATTTACTTTAAATCTCATGTCAAGAGTACCTTTCTTTGTTAAAGGGTGTGCTATATTTTTAACAATAGCTTGCATACCTCTTTCAGTATTTAATTTTTTCATCGACTTCGACATTCGAGCGTCTGGGTGATCTACATATTCTAGGATATAGGTTTCTATATCATCATATAATTCTTCTAAACCTGGCTTATCTCCTTTCTCCAGTAACTCCTGCATACTTTTATCGCCTATGGTCAATCCAACTTTGACTTTTTTCTTATTTAAAACAATATCAGAAACTGTAGTACTATTAATAGTAAAAGTAGCATCAAAAGCCTCTAAAACAGATTCTAGTCCTTCATCAAAATGTCCTTGCTGAAGAGTTCTTCCCGCAAATTTATCCACTTTTGATTTTAAATCACCGCTTTTTAGCTGTTTTATAGCATCTACAGTACGGGCAGTAGTTCCTTCTGCTCCTTTTGTAGTATCAAAAAGTCCACCAGGTCCTTCTCCTCCGTGTAATTTTACTGCATTTGGCACGTTACTTGGTTTAACACCTTTTAATCCTGTTACACCACTTGAGTTTGCAATACCTTTTAATGCATCAGTAATCATCTTGATTAGTAAATCATTGTTTGGCCCTTTGTTCGTTTTCTTATCATAAATACTAGGTAAAGGTTTACTACGTTGACCTTTACTCAGTCCTTTACCCAATGGAGCTCTAGACTGAGGAGTAGGAAAACAAAGTTTTAATCTATTTCCTGTAAATTTTGGATCAAAATAAATACTCTTAGTATTTCTGTTTGCTTTTTTTGCATGCTTCGCTTTAATAAATTTAAATCCATGTTTTTGATACACTTTTTGAATTTTACTTTTTTTCATATTTTTACTTACTGCTTTTCCCACTTCTGCGCTAATATCAGAAGGTGATATAGAGTGTAAAACTTTAGCAAATACTTTGTGTCCTTTTAATAATGAGTCTATAGCATTTTCTACTAAAAGTTCTAAATGTTTTTGGTCATATATTAAATATTGTTCATTCTCTATATTCTGCTGATAATATAAATCTTCGATTTTTTCTCTTAATCTTCCTCTTAAGATTTTTACAATATTAAATGCTGCCATTAGATGACTACCCGATATAAGTCGAGTACTCGTTTGATATGGTCAGGAAAATCAGTACTCGTTCTTAAACTTGCAGAACCTTGGTTTTGTATAGTTGCTCCACCAAGACTTAATCTCTGCTTATGTTCATCTTTGAAATAGTAAGTAACTAAGTCGAAAAGCGCTAATTTTAGATCGGAAGGAGTTGCAGAATATCCTGCGGTATATACAACTTCAATTGCTCCAAATCCTTTTTTAAATGCTTTTCTATTACCATCTGAATCTACTCTAAAAATAGAATCACTATTAGTATCAATATAATAATCAGTATTATTTGTAAGTGTAACGTATGCCGTAGTCGGATTATCACGTTCTTTAACTGATGTTACCGTATTTATCGGTGTTTCACTCATAACTACTACTGAAGTATAATTATCAATAATATTAAATGTTTCTGTTTTTGCTGATGAATAAAAATCTATAAAACTTGTTCCACAATACTTTTTAGCAAGGTCAGAAACTTGTGGCACTAAAATATTAAGACGATCATCATTGTTATCGCCTCTCATGCCCTCTGCGTCTTTATATTCTTGTACTGTTATTAAATCTGCCATAATTTGAAAAAAGTGAGGGGATAGGCTCCCCTCAAGCCTCTATGCTAATTAACTAGCGTCATATTTAAATGCCCACTTAGATGTAGCTCCTGCTACAACGTCAGCAAATCCAAGTCTTTGTGAAGCCACAAGTACTCTTCTTTGGTTTTCGACATCATAGTCAGATTCGATTGTAACACCTCTTAATCTTGGCATTACATAGTTTCTGGTGTAAACAGCTACAGCTGCAAATTTAGCTGCTGCTTTTGCTGGGAATTCATCACAAAGGATAACCCTTGATCCGTAAACCTGACCAATCTCTCCAGATAGCTTTGTTGAAAGATCGCCAACTAAATTGACATCTTGGAACTCAGCGTCTTCTAATAGATTATAGTAAGCATCTTGTGATACTACATAAACTACGTCTGCTGGATTGACTCCATATTTACCCATATTCTTTCTCATACCTAATAGGTCTGAAGCTACGACTGCGTCAGTTGCTCCAAACGCTGCTGGTGAGCCAGCACCTACGTCATCTGTAAAATCAGAATCTGCTTGTGCCATTTGTAATAGACCATCAAATATACCTGAAGTATACTGACCATCTGAATGGTTACCTAATAGAAGTGCATTTTCAATACCTCTTGCATGAGATCTAACCATAGATTCTCTTAATAGAGGAAGTATTGGAATGATTGCATCTTCTTCTGTTTCATTACCTAGGAAAGTCTTAGAAATCAACTTGTTTGTTGATAGAGTTCTTTCTTGCATTTGAATACCTGTAAAAGGTGCTGCACTGTTATCTGCTCTTTCTTCTAAGTTACCATATGGTGCTGTACCACTACCAGTTACACTTGTTGTAAACTCGGCATAGCCAGCATCTGGTAATATAGGTAGAATTTGATTTGCAGAAGTCATTTGAATCTCTCTAAATAGAGGTGCTAATACTAATTCATTCTGAATATCTCTTTCTACATTTGCTGAAACAACTTGCTCAAAATCTGCAGAGGAAACTTCAACAGTTGAATGTTGATTTACTTTCTCTAAGATTGATTTTGAATATGAATTATCCCAACCTTTACCTGTTGCTAAACCAGCGAATTTTGCATCAAGAATATCTGATTCAAAAGATTTTTCCCAGTTATTTGAGTTGCCTCTTTCACTGAAAATTCTTTTGGATTCTCTCATATGTTGAATTTCTTCTGATTTTTCCTTAAGGTCTTTTTGAAGTTCTTCAACGATTGAACCTAATTCTTCGTTCTTCTCATTAAATCTCTTCTCAACGTCACCCATAAGTTTTTCTGCACCAGTCATAACTGATACAACAACTTCTTTTTGTTTTTCCTGTTGTGCTTCAATTTCTGCTTTTTGCTCAGCTTCTACTAGAGCAGCCTTTTCAGCAGCTTCCTTAGCTGCTTTTTCTTCAGCTGCTTTTGTTTCAGCTTGTTGCATTGCTAGTTTGGTAGCTGCTTTTTCAGCTACGTCCTTAGCAAAAGCGTCAAGGTCAAAGCCCTCAGGAGCTTTCTTTTCTTCGCTCATGCGATTCTCCTTAATGTCGGCTTGCGCCACTTTAGACTGCCCAACTTCTTCAGTTATAACTGAATCTGCTGAGTTAGTCTTAATAAAAGATTTCTTAAACTCTTCGTAGTCTTCCATACTATCAAATCCCTTAGATAAGGAAAACATAGCTCCCTGATTACAAGGAACTGATACTACGGAAACTTCGAAAAGTTCAGCATCTTTGATTCTTAATCCGCCAGTGTCTGGAATATGATCTGCATCTTTCACACGGAAACCTACAGAAAATGCTCCTAAAACACCGTCTTTAATTAAATCAGTAATTTGTCCTGCTGCTTTTGATATTTTAGCAGTGAACTCTAAACCGTTTTCTACTGTTCTAACAGCCTTTGCTCTTCCAATTGGCTGGTCATGATTGTGATTGTATAGAACTATAGGGTTTTCTAAATAATTATCTACACCACCCTTTGTCCATGCTTCAACCTCAATAACATCACCTGCTCTATCTTGAGAGTTTGTGCTTGCTAAACCTTTGATCTCTACACTACCGTCTTCTTGCTCTCCAAGAGACTTAAATGTATTTGTCCAGTGAAAAATTTTATTTGACATCTTTCTTCACCACCTTTTTAGTAGATGACTTCTTTGGTGCAACTTTTTTAGGTGCTGCTTTCTTTACTACTACTCCTATATTTGGGTGGTATTTTTTAACCATAGTCATCATTCTACTCCAAGAGTTAAAAACTCTTTTTACCATTTGCGCTCTTATTGGCGCATCTGACTGCTTATTATATTCATCAAGTTCAAGATATTTTCCTTTTTTCTGGAAATATTCTCCTAACTGATTTAAAATTTTCATTCTGTTCATATTTATTCTTCCTCATCTTCTGTTGGCCTACCGCCCTCGAGTGGGTTTGCGGCACTACCTGCGATATTTGCAGGAATTCTTGGTGTATCAAATCCTTCAACTGCTTCAAGATTCAACTTCTCCCTAGCTTCATTAGGTGTCATAATACCAGTATTGACCAAAGAAGCGTAATACGCTGCTTGATCTTTTAGTTCTGGTTGTAGTGATGGAACGCTTGTTACATCTTCTACTAACTTAAATCCAAAGAACCTTTCATATGCTTTCATTATTTTCTTTACTATAGGTAATATAGTTTCTAAATAATACATTCTTTGATTTGGTCTAATATTGGCATTATTACCACTATCCATAAGAATAGGTGGAACTCCTAACGCCTCAAGAATGATTCTCTCATTCGACTTAATTGCCTCTTGAAAATCTAATTCTTTAAAATTAACTTCTGTTAAATTATCTACCTCAAGACCACCATCTAAAAATAGAGGTCTTCTTCCACCAGTGTTTGGGTTATAACGTGCAACCCAAGCCTGTAACATTCTTTCTTTAATTTTCTCTGAAAGAGTGTTTGGTGATTTTAATACCAATCCTGGTACTGCTCCATTCTTAAAGAAGTTATCTTGAAAGTTTCTCATATTGACTAATAACTGCATAGTTCGATGGGCAGGTTTTAATCTTGGTACTCCTCTATAAATAGAATGGAAGCTATTTTCTTTTATGTGTATGATTTCATTTACTGAATAATCAATACTATTATCAAATACATACTTATTTACATAAGTATCTTCGTCAGTTTCAATTGTAACTTTATCTGCTGGTAGATGGTACATGTGCATGCCATCGAAATAGATAAAAATATTACCATCAATAATCAAATCTACTAATAAATTTCTTCTAAAAGTACTAATATCCTGAAAAGGATTTGGCTCTTTATTTAGTAGTAAATCAACTCTTGTTTTTCTAATATTTTTAAAGGTAGGCGAAGTTCCTTGTACTTGTTCTTGAACTAAATAAGGTATATTAGAACAATCATCTACAATCATATTTACAGCACGATTAACTACTTCTAGTTGTTCGTAGGCATTTCTATAACTCGTGATATTCTCACGACTATCTACTGCAATTCCCTCATTTCTAGAAATCACATATTGTGAAGGATTTAGTTTTTCTTCTTCAGATTGTTGAGTACGTCTACCCAATAAAAAATCATACCATGCCATGTTTGTCTCTTTGTATTTCTACCCATCTTTGCTGTTTGTCAGCAGTTATTAATTTTGGTCTTTTGCCATAGATTGAATGCAATCTTAAATGATGTTTATGGCAAAGTGTCACTGTTTTAGTGTAAATTTGTTCTCTATATTCGTTTATAAATGACTCTCTCAATCTTAGTATACTTTCTTCGTCATTAATTTCTAACTTGTTATCTTTTATCCATTTTTCCAGTAGTTCGGTAAGTCCATAATAATGGTGAAAATCTAAATCTTCAGTAGAACCACAAATGTAACAGGTAGCTTCCTTTTTATACGCGGACTTTGCTTTGTCTCTCACGTATTTTACTAAGTCTCTTTTTAGTGTCATTTCTATTCTATGTTCTAATTGTAACAGAAGTTGAAGATAAAGTCAAGCATTATTTTTTCTAGGTCTCGCTAAAACGTAGTCATACTTGTTTCAAATGAATAAAGAGCATATCTAAGTGCGTCCGCCATGTGAGAGGCAGAATTGTGTCTTGGCTTCTCTTTAAGTAGATTCGGATTTGGATCCCATTGATATTGGTTTAAAGATGTTAATGACTCTACACATTTTGCATTGACTATAAGTTTATCATTATCTATAATACCGCCTACATGTCCAATACCATCGAGAACAGACTTTTTAGCATTGAGAGTACTAATCTCATAATTTTGAGCAAAATCATATCTAGTCTGTTGAGCAGCTGAATCAATATAAATATAATCAATATCCCATTTATCAATTAATTTACGTATTTCTATCGCATGTTGTTCAGTAGTTCTTTCACTATCTAAATATTCATCAAGTAAGTAGTATTTCTCTTCTTCCCAGCTATATCCAATAACACAAAATGCTGTCGGGTCTTTATAACCAACGTCCATTCCTGCAAATATATCCATTTTTCGTATTTCTAATTCTGATAAATCTTCAACACATTTTTCATGGTTAAATGCCCATATTTGTCCTTCAAAGACATTAAAGTCTGCCATATATTCTTGATTAAATTCTGCTTCAGACATAGTCTTTTTTGCTTCTGCTATATCTGCTTCTGATAGTCGTGGATTTTCGTGATATGTTGCACGAATAGATGCCCACTCTGGATATTCACTACTAAATCCTCTATGCCAAAACTCTGCAAACCAATTATTCCTACCACGAGGAGTAGATATAAAAAGTGCTTTTGAAGTTTCTTTATCTAAGGTTGGACGTAAAGCAACGTTAAAAGCGTCTTTACCGTCAACTAGAGCTGCTTCATCAAATATAATAAGATCATAAGATCGACCTACTACTGAATCAACTTGATTGATTGATCCCATACGAATAGTGCTATGATTTGAGAGTTCAATAACTTTATCTTTTGCATTGTCTCTTATCACTTCTAAGTCAAAGTGTTTAATTAGTTGTCTTTGTAAATCAAATGATATTTGTGATAGTGAGTAGTTTGGTGACATTAATAGTATATGTGAATTAGGTACTAGAGATACTAATTGACCTAGTATATTTGCGATATAAGTTTTGCCTTGTCGTCTTGAAACAGCAGCACATAAAAAACGGTATTTTGGATTGTTTAATCCATTAATAATACCTGTTTGTGAAGAATTAGGTTCGATACCTAAGAGGTCTAGATAACCTTCGATTGGAAGTTTAATGAATCGGGATTCATCAAACTCCATTAGTGAGTCGGACAAAATGTCCTTTCTTGAAATGTCTATCATTAGTGTATTGTTACGTTTTCAAATAATTCAGTATCAGGTTCGTCTAGTATCTCTCTTTCTTCACATATTCCATGTAAATATATGAAGCCTGCGCAAAGGTCTTGCAACTCTTGTTCTCTAATATTAAGGTCTTGTTTATGTGTTAAATGTTTAAGTATTACTTCACTTTTTTCTTGAAGTCCATCTATCCACATATCTCTAGTATTCTTTTTATATCTTTTCATTAACTTCTCCTTTTTATTCCACGAACTAGTTTTTGTGATTTAGGAGGCATCTTTGTAGAACCGCCTTTTCCTGCCCACAAAAACTTATCTGCCCAGTATGCAGGTGAAGATTTTCCTCTAGCAATATTCTTACGATGTCTTGCCTTAAAACTTTTTCTAGCTTCAGGACTATAATTATGTCCCATGCCTTGTGCACCAAAGCGGATTATCTTAACTTTACCTCCAACCCTTGTAGCAACGATAGCTTTTTTAGTACGATGCTTTGGAGTCATCTTTGGTTTATTTAAACGAGTCAATCCTGCTCTACGCATTTTTGATCTTTCCGCTTTTGTTAGTGCCATTATCTTCTTCTACCAGGAAATTTTGCTCTTGGTGGATTCTTTGTGCTACCAAATCTTGGACCGATAGCTTTCGGTGGTGCTGCATAAAATGCTCCTGGGCTGTAAGGATTTTTAGTATTTACTAATGTTCCAGCCGCTGCATTCATGTCTCTAGTAATTCCTCTTTTAAGTTTATGTTTACGAATCTTTTGTGTACTATGTACTCCAGTAGGTCCGCTTAAAAAACCAGTTGTTCTAGCTGCCATTTCTTTTCCTTTTTATTGCTCTCAAATATGCTTGATGAGTGCTACCTGGCATAAACACTTTATCACGACCTCTGCCATGTGAGTGTATGCCCTTTAATCCCAATGCTCTTGCTCTCTTTCTTGCCTGAGCCATTGTTTTATAAACGTCTTTATTTGATCTAAAGACTTTGTGTTTTGTTTTATCGTGTGCTGCCATATCTATTTCAGGGTGTGTAATTTTGTGGTGTGCTTCTACGCTAAAACCACTAATTAATAAAAGTAAAAGTCCTAATCTCATTTGCGTCGCCTTCGTTTTAATACTTTTTTACCTAATTTGATGCGCCTTGCAATCAATGAATTAGGGACTCGTTTACCTCGTTTATATAAATCGGAAATACGTTTTATAACTTTTGCTAATGCGCTATTTCCTTCATCATACTTTTTAGGTACTCCATATTTACTATATGCTACTTTTCTTTTACCTTTTCTTTTTACCACGAGTCTTCCTTATAGTTCTTTTTCTTTTGATGTCATTATCTTGTGAATGGCCACCTCTTATAAAAGAATTTACTCGGCCAAAAGCCCATTGACTCATAGACACTCCTGGTCTAGAACCTGAACTTAAGTATGCGCCTTGTCCTCTTCTATATACTCTTGATAGCTGTCCGTAAGTAAATCTACTATTTTTAGCTTTTCTCTTTAAAGTATTTTGTACACTTACACTTAGTGCTTTTCTTTTAGTTGTTCTTTTTCTTCTTCTTCTTTTTACTGCCATTTCTTAACTCCATTAATCTGGCACGATCTTGCTGTATAATTACAGGCACAGGAGTTTGATTTAATCCCCCTTTTGTAAAGGTTGGGTGAGACCATAAATATTCACATGTGTTCTGGCATTCATTTAAAAATGCCACGTACTCATCAATCGCGTCAAGCGTAAGGTCATCACCCAGTAAATATACAATTACCTCCCAAGGTAATGTCTGAAAGTTTTGTTCATTTAATACTAAGATATCTTCATCAAAGTCTGTAATTTTTGTGGTTCCATTGAGATAACTTTCATAACTCCATGGACATACTTTTTTTATCGAGTGAAAATATTCAAACCAATTAACCTCTACTACGTTTTTTCTTTCCACGTTTTTTCTTTTTACCAGGCACTGCTATTTCCCATTGTCCATCTGGACACTTTGCCGAAGGTATTAAAACTTTAATCGGCATAAAGCACTTGCATAAGTTACAAGTTTTCCAAAAAGTATCAAATTGAGGACACTTCCTACAAATGTCGTATCGTCTCATGTTTATGAACGTCTACGTTTTTGTTTAGTCTTCTTTTTAATTGCAGATGAGAGTTCAGTCTCTTTCTGAACTCTCTTTGCTGCTTCTAGTAATGCTTTTCTTAGACTCATCTGTCTTTTGCTTTACCTACGTTTAATGCAAACCAGTCTAAGACTGTATACACTTTTTTCATCCAACCATCATCAATAGGGGTTGGAGTGATTGCCGCAATAAAAGATGCAATCATCACTATTGTTGGGATAATGGCAATCCATGCCTGTATCCACTGAAAAAATTCTAACATTAGCTCATCTCCTCAATATATTTCTTTGCCTCATCTTTAGACGAGAACTTATGTAAATTACCCTCTGGGTTTCTTACACACCATCTGCCTCTCTTTTCGACCATTGTCCAGCCGTCAGGCATCATAGACTCTTTTTTCACTTTTGGAGCGACTATGTCTTTTTTATCGTAATCTTCTATCATAATAATTTCTCAATGTATAGTAAACAAAGTTACTATCAATCCTGCCATGAACAGTATAACTGCTCCTGCACCTCCAATTAATATTTGTTCTATCCTTTTTATAGAATTGTCAAAATCATCAAAACGATTGAACGCAGTTTTCCACCGTTCAGCGCAAATGGCTTCATGCTTTTCTAAATCCATTTTAACTTGTTTTGCTTCCTGTGACATATTTATTTCCTAAAATTTATACATACAATTATACAAAAGTTTTGAGGTTTTGTCAAGCATTATTTTTGTAAGGTGTAGATTTTAATTGGCTCGGACTTGCCTTTTACAATAATCTCGTCTAAGTATGTATATTGATAACCATCTACTAAACTGTGTTCTGAAATAATAACATCTACATTATACTCTTTACATTGGCTCTCTAGCCTTGCAGCAAGATTGACGCTATCACCGAGCACACTATAATCGAAACGGGAACTGGATCCGAAATTACCCACAACACAAAGCCCTGTATTGATTCCTGCCCCAGTATTGATTTCGTCAAGTCCTTCTTCTCTAAGTTCTTCATTTAATTTTTCCAAAGAAATTCTCATTTCTATAATTGCTTTTGTCGCATTTTCTATTTGTTGTTCATCATCTAAAGGTGCGCCCCAGAAAGCCATGATGCAGTCACCCATATATTTATCGATCGTTCCTCCATGCTTAAGTATTATCTCAGTCTGATTGTCTAAAAAACGATTAATCAGACTAGTAAGACCTTGAGGATCTGATTGGTATTTTTCCGAGATTGGGGTAAATCCTCTGATGTCAGAGAAAAGAAAAGTGAGTCGTTTTGTCACCCCACCCAAACTCAGTAATTTTGGATTGTCTTGTAATTTTTTTACCATGTGCGGAGATAGATACGTGCCAAATTGTTGCTTAATGCGAAGACGTAAAAAGTACTGTTCTACGAAGTTATAAAAGGTCATTAGTGTAAAAATTATCAGTAAATTTACAAAAATAAAACTTATATCAAAAAGTAGTCCTTGTGCAAATAAGCTCTTACTTGTATAAAATATACTACCTAGTACTAAAGCTAAAAATGGTAAAGAAAAGTATACAAGTGATGATGTAAAGATAAGTACTAGACCTGCGATAAGAGTGGTAAGTAACTCTGCCCCTAAAGCCCAGTCTGGTGTTGTTTTTGTTTGTCCTTCGAGCATAGAAGATACAGTCATGGCTTGTACTTCATGTGGAAAAAGAAGTCCTGCAGGTGTAGGAATTTGTGTTGCTACACCTTCTGCAGTAACTCCAATTATTGCAATAGCTCCTCCTTCATAATCAAGTGCTGAAACTCTATTAAAAGTTCTATTCCAATCAACATAGACATTTGCTCTTGAATCAGAAGGAACAGTATAAGGTGGAACACGTAGTGCTTGTATACCACTATCTCCTACTTTTAGTTGATAACTTTTTGCGCCTTGTAGAAGTCTTAGTATTTCCAGACCAAAACTCGGATAAAGTTTTGATTCGACGCTTAGGACCAAAGGCATCTTTCTTACTAACCCGTCCTCGTCTGGAATAGCGGTTAGTAGTCCTACGGCCTTTGTTGACGACTCCAGAATAGACGGAGTACGTAAAATTCCTGGGTACTTGTATAGCCATGGGTGTGGATCTCCTCCAATTGTGGCAGTACCTACATGAGGTCCGCCTCCTGTAGCTTTATCTGAAGCTACAAACGGTAAGACTGTAAAAGTATCTGTAAGTGCTACAGATAAGTCCATATCTTTACCGTGAATATCATTATCAGGGAAAAATATTGTAAGTCCTGATAATTGTGATTTATATAGTAGATCTGCATAAACATCACGTGGTAGGGGATAACCTCCATAGTGTTCTACAGTTGCTTCATCTATTTCTACTAAAGTAATATTTTGATCTTGTGTTGGTGGTGAGGACATCATTAAGTAATCGAAGTACTTAAGTGTTAAAAATTCTGTGGGTTTTTGTATTTGAAAAAACAATAAACCACCTAGAAGTATAATTCCTATAACTGTTTTTATTTTCATACTTTTTTGCTTTATTCCATAATTTATAATTATTTAACCTGATCCTTGCTTAATTCTAATAGTAGAGCCAGAGCCACTACCAATCATAATGTTAAAGGTTTTTCCTTCATCTTCAATAATTATACTATAACTTGTTGCTGTATCAAGTTTTAATTTTAAAAAGTTATTTACTTGCCTAGTCATTACTATATCATCCCCCTCAATTAAAGTAATAATATTTGTTTCTAAGTCTTGTCCAATAGTTGTCCCTGTTATATTGACTCCCGAAAAGTCAGCAGTTAATTGTTCTTGATCAAGCTCATTTAATTCTTCAATAATGGCTAGTAAGTCTTCAAAGAAATTTACGTCCAGGTAGTCTATATCTAATTCGCTAAAGTCGAGATTTTCTTCATCATCTAATACTAGAAAATCAACATCTAAATCCCTGTAATCGAGATAATCAATATCCAGAATATCAGTGTCAGAACGACGATCTCGACGGCTTCCTGTATTTTCTCCGTCATCTTTTTCTTTCGGTGGACTGACAATAAGAAGATTGTCAATCAAATCCAGACTAATGTCCAATAAGGCGGGTTGCGTTGGTGCTTTTTCCCACATACTTGTAACAGTAGACTGAAAAGGTTTATTTAACACAACAGTTCCTGCAGCAGTAGCTACTAGTATCTCTCCCGAAGCGTCGCCAAACTCATCTGGTAAAAGTATAACTAGTGCTCTTCCTAACTCGTCCACAGTAACTGTGAAGTCAGTACCACGAATTCCGATTTGAGAACTTGGAGTATTGATTTGAATATTTTCTTTATCTATTTTTCCTAATTCTCCACTAATAAAACGAAGTGTTCCACTTGCAAAGTTTAATGCCATCTTCGAATTACTAGGATTCGCATCGTAGACAAACTCATCTATAATGAGTTGAGAGTGCTCTGTTAGTCTGACTTGACTCTCATCTAAGAAAGTTATGCCGAGTCGCCCATCTGCGGTACGAACATCATCATAACTATTTATATCAAAATCGAGGATTGCAGGAAAAGGCTCGTCTCGAACAACTTGTCCTGCACCTCTTAATTCAGTAATGTCGCCTATATTATCAGCATGAAGTGGAAGTACCACCATCATTTTGAATAATACATATATTACTATTTGACGCATCACTTTCTATTTTTATCCAATCTCTAGCAAGAGTGGAGGATTGAGTAATATCTACTGTATTTGAATCTCCTGTCAAATCCATATAGAAATATCCACCATCTGTAGAGCTTGCACCATAACCAGATTTTACTAAGGTTAGGGTATTACTGTCTCCAAAAATATCTACATAGTTTGTATAGTACTCTGAATCTATATCTATTTCAAATTCATTACTATCACCATCTATAATCCAATCTAAATCTAAATAATCGACTGCTGAAGTTTCTCCCCAATCTATATCAAAAACATTTGAACTACCTGTGATATCAACATTTGCATTTACATAGTCTGCACCATTTAAACCAGTAGTATCCATGGAAATTTCAAATTGGTTGCTATCTCCATCAAACTCAAAGAAACCAGTAAAACTCTCACCGTATATTCCATCAGTAAGAAATGAATTAGAAGAACCAATTTGATTTATATCAAAAGTCCAACTGCCACCATTAAAAATAGCTGCTGTCACACTACCCTCTGTAGAGTTTAGTCCTCCAATTAAGTTACTAGAACCTAATTGCTCAATATCAATTGCAACATTATTTCCTGTCTGGTCGATGTAGATTTCATTATCTGCCATCATGCCCAAAGACAGAAAGAGAAGTATAATTCTCATTTTATTCTCCCGCGTACAACCAGTACCCTTTCTCGCGACCTTGCTTGATAAGTTCAACTACTGCAGTCTCCATTGCTGCTTGTATAGCAATGGACTTACTTTCGTTCATAGCATTACCACTTTCAAATTCAACTAATTTAGTTCCATCTGCAATAAATCTAAAAAAGTCATTTGATAGCCCGACCGAGAGTATCGTTTTTGAAGTAAGGATTTCAATTAAGATTTCGCCTGTACTCACAGACACTAGTCTTAAAGAAATCACTACCGTATCTTCACGATATTGCTTGGAGTTACCGATACCCAAATAACGAGCACCAACACCTCCTGATAATAAATTGGTATTGTAATCTACAATACCGCCTTCAATAATAAGTCCAGCAAAAAGTAAAGGCTCTTGCTTGTTATCATCACCGAAGGATTGTCTTGTATTCCTTATAAGTTGTCTTTCTTTTGTAAGATTATCTAATCCTTTTCTTTCTACAACCTTAAAGAAACGAGACTGTTTAAGTGCACGAATTAAGTATGTTTCTGGAGCCATAGTAACTGCAGTACTAAAACTCGCAATACCATCTACACTCTTTCTTTGTCCTGTTAAATCTTGAAATGAATATACTGCAACTACTGGATATCTTTTAGGCTGTCTAACTTTTCTTATATCATCTGTAACGGCAGAATTAATTACTGCCTCTTTTGAGTAACACTCTGCTTTTCCTATAATTGTTACAAGATCTTTATAGTCTCCGTCTGGATTAGTTAGACATGGAGACACATAAGATAAATGTGTTGTACAACTAGAAACCAAAGTCGCCGATAGGAATAGTAATAGTAGTCGTTTCACCTGTTGCCTCATTAAATATGGTCATTGTAATACTTACTCCATCTGATGTCCAAGTAATTAGATTATCAAATAGTTGAAATGACCCTTCTTCTGCAGGATTTTCTCCAAATAGTTGGTCTACCAACTGTCTGGATAATTGTGCATATATTCTGCTTTCAAAATTTCTTATAAATCTTGCAAGAGTAGTATTTTCAGCATCTCTTTCAAGTTCTTCTTGCATGGCTTTTATTTCAGCCTCTATTGCTTCTTTTCTTGTCATCTCTTGACTATCAATAGTAAGATAATGACTTGATGTTCCTACACCACTAAATGATGGATTTTTAAATTCAAATTTTATTTCATCTGTATAAATAAATCCTGTAATAAGTAGTAGACTAATTATTTTTATCTTTATCATGTTTAATTTGTAAAGCAGTATTTAACTTCTGCTGTAAACGAATCATATCGTTATCTAACATTCGTATTTGGTCTATTAGTTTAATTAAAGTCATATGTGATTCTTCAATAGTTTCTTCAATATCATTAATAGTCTTCCAGACAAAGAATACAAAGTATCCTAAACCTATCATTGCTATAACGGGAAATCCGAACTGTTGAATTGCGTCAATCACGTCTGACATCTATGCTTCCGTCCTCAACAAAGTTTTCTGCTCTTGACATTCTATCTAGATCAGGTGTGAGACCTAGAGCAGCACTTACACTTGCATCTATTCGTATCATGTCATTGTTCATTGCTCTAACACGAGTAATTAACATTGTGGAAAACATTTTTATTTGATTAATATCATCTATAAGTCCGCTAAATAATTGTTTCATAATAAGGAATATGAATACTCCCATTACAAGTGCTCCAGCTATTGGTACTCCAACTTCACTTATTAAATTTAATACGTCTTCCATGTTTATATTCTCATATATTAATTGCTGTTATTCGGGCATCATTTTCTACTTTTTCTAAGTTAAAATTAATGCTTACTCCGCAGCCACAGCTAGCTGTCTCCTTGGGATTTATAAATTTAAAGATTTCGTTTAAACCTTCCTTTACAAAATCAAGGGTCATTCCATATAAGTATGGTAATGACAGTTTATCTATAACTACTGTAAATTTTCCGTAGTCTATAGTTATGTCTTCATCACTAGGTCTATCAGTAGAAGCAGTAAAGATATACTCAAAACCAGCGCAACCTCCGCCTGTGATCCCAAGCCGTATATTATTAAATCGTTCTGCTTTTTGCTTTTCCAAAAGTTTTTGAATCGCCGCATCTGTTATTTCAATCAATATTATCGACCTCTGGATATCCTTGTACATCGGGCATATTATCCCCATATAGTTCTCTAGACTGTTCTTCAAAATCAGAATCCCAGTACTCCATATCTTCTCCTAACATATTTACATGTCGTTGTTTCTTTCGATCATACTTAGTTTTATCCGCATGCCGCTGGGTCATAGCATGCTTGGGAGTTTTCTTTCTCCCAAAAATTTTATCCCAGTTTTCTTCAAACTGTTTTTTATTTTTTATAGGTCTTTGTCTACTGCCTTTGCTCATAATCTTCTATCGCCTTTTTAATTGCTGACTCTGCTAATACACTACAATGAATCTTTATAGGTGGTAGTTGTAATGCGTCTGCAATTTCTCTATCTTTTATAAGTTTTGCTTCTTCTAAACTTTTCCCAATTAATAACTCTACAAGTTTACTAGAAGATGCAATTGCACTTCCACAACCGTAAGTTTTAAACTTAACATCTTCAATGATGTTATCATTCATTTTAAGTTGAATTTTCATAACATCACCACAGGACGGTGCTCCTACCATACCTGTGGCAACTCGGGAGTCAGATGGATCAAATCGACCAACTGAAAACTTTTTGGGATCGTTTAGAACATTATTAAATCTATCTATAACTTCTTTACTATATGCCATTATTTCTTAAGCAACTTTTTCATAAGTTCGCCATAATTTCCTTGACCAAACCCATCTGCATTGATTTGGACATTTGTCTGTGTTTTTATACTAGATGCTTTTGCTTTTTCCATTTCTGTTTGGGCTTTCATTTCTTCCATACGAATTTTATGTGCCATCTGAAGTAGGTCTACTATGTCTTTATTTGTAAACACTTCGGATTCTTCTGCTTCTTTAAGTTTTTGTTCTATTACATCATCTAGTATAGTTCCTATTTTAAATCTATTGCGATAACCAGTATCTAAATATACGGAATCTATATATGCTTTAACTTCTCGTTTACCAAGCCATTCAGATATTGTATTTTCATCTACAGCTAAAGCAGTTGCAGTTTCTTGAATATTTCCGTACTCGAGATAAGCATTGGCGATTTCCAATCCTTCTGGACTCATTTTAGTTGCAATTTCATTTTTCATATCCTAATTATAACCGAACTTGAGATAAATGTCAAGAAAAATTTTTTGATGTTAGTCATGACAAAAACATGAATAGTGTGTATCATCTAATCCTGTTTTAAATTTAGGATTCTTTGATAAATCAACCAGTTTTATGTAGCTAAGATTTTGTCCTTTAAAATTAGCACCTATTTTATTTTCTTGCTCTATCCACCAATCTGCTAATTCTGGTTTTTCTCGCAGTAAATTTACAGTAGTTTGAGTTCCTTTTAAAAAACATAAATCACAATTACCTGCTATCGTTTTTCCTTTTATACTAGGTAGTTTTAAATCAAAAGAACTTTTACTCCAATAATCTAATATATCTTCGTTTGTAACTTTTGCTTCGTATAAAGGACAAATGTTGACGTGTTTTTCAGAATTTCTTCTTGCATCAGATACTCTTTTCGGTTCATCATATCGTAACCCAAGAGCAGAATACCATTCTTTATATCCAAGCTGTCTCATATATCTATTAATTACATTTATTTTTAATTCAATAGTACAAAATCTTCTATATATGCTTGGTAATTGTTTCATTTTATTAAGTAGTATTTCAAAAGGTTCTCCATTACGTGACGCTGTTTTATAATCTATTTTTTTAGTTCTCCATATTCTACCTGTTGTAGCAATATCAAGCTCTAGCCAATGAATTGGTATTTTCCATCTAGTCTCTATTTCATGTATAAAATCTAAAGTTTCATCTAATTCTTTTCCTGTATTTGCGAAACATACTATTATATCTTTTGGTAATTTACCATTGTAAGAGTCTAAAATCTTTTTTAGTAAAAATGCTGAAGTTCTGCCACCTGAAAATGAAATTACAGCAGGTGTAGGTAATTTGTATGAGTTATCATACTCTTCTAAATTTTTTGCGACTGGGAAAAATCTATAAGGCCAGTAATCTGGATTTGTAACCCAGTGTCTATCATATCTAAAAGATCTAAATCTTCTTCCTTTATGTTTGCCTTCTTGTATTATTTCATTAGATTTGTAAGGTTGTTTTGTCTCTGGATTAACTAGTAATTTTTTAGCTTCACCTGCATCATTTTGATGCCACCATATACCATCTTTATCTATCCATTTACTCATAACTTTATTATAGTATAAATAGTACAAAAAGTCAAGAAAAATTTTTTAATACCATCATTATGATGCGCTGTGTGCGTCTTTTTATTTTCTCAAAATTACCAAAAGTTGTACGCGTGGAGGGGTGGATTAGAGCATAGATTTGGTGGTCTGTCAACCCCCTTTGTGCAGAAAACTACTGTATATTTACTGTATATACTGTGACAATTGTGTGACAATTGTGACAACTTTGTGACAGAAATGGGCTTATGTGACAGGAATGTGACAATATTGTGACAATTGTGTGACATCGCGCCGAAAATTTGACCACGCCCTTATATAATGGTTTAATTGTACTTGACTTGTCGAGGGCGAAGCTATTGATAAGTCTTTTCTGCTTTCTAGGTTGAGGGCAGAATTATTAACTAACGAGGAAAAAATTATTATGACTAATAAAAAACCTACGGAATCTAAGAAACAGAAGATGATGAAATTAGCTTCTGAAACTTGGAAACTCGATACGCTTTCACAAGCTGACCAATTATATATGGAAAGAATGTTGAAAGAAAAATGCACGGAACGATTTTTAAAGCTGGTACTACAACATGAAGATGGGACTTAGAACAGCTTTAAAACTTCATAGCTTTAATCCATACAGTCGGACTAAATTAGCTAAGAGTAAATTAATTCGGAGAATACAAAATAAACCGATTGATTTATTAAAGGTTATGCTTGAAGGAATATATGTTTTGCATATATCTCATAGGAATGGCGATAACTGGCTTAAGGTTGGTAAGACTGAGGTTGGCGGTTTACCCAAACGCATAAAAACAATAGAAAGAGAATTCAATTCTAGGAATGGATATTCTGTTGATAAATTATCTTGGTCGGTAGATTACGGATTAAAATTTGAACGACATACCTGTTATATATTTGAGCAAAGATCGCAAGAATATTTACGGGTAATGGGTTTAGAAAATGATGGCTCGTTTGGTATGTATAAAAAGGAACTTTTTAAACTTACTACTGAGCAAAACAAAGATAAGACTAAATTGATTTCGGA